GCCTAGGCAGATATGTGGCTACTATAACAGCATCTAGTGCCGCAAAAGCCTTAGAAGAATACGAACGATTAAATGACGTTGATACTGCTAACTACACAGCAACTTTAACAGATGATAATCCCCCACACACTACTACCAGCAGAGAAGTGGCTGCTGGCGGTGAGGGAAACGCAGTGTTTGACACATTGCCACAGCATTGGAAAGATTACATTGCTAATGATCTAAGTTATAGCGCAGATATGCATCTTATCAATATGCTAAGAAATCTATCGCGTGAGGATGCTGGCAGTCAAGTTAACTTGAATGATCAACAGTTAGCCTACATTAGAATTTTACTTAAACGTCAATTGCGTGCTAACGGTATTAACCCAGACGATGACGCACCGACTAATACTTTTGCAGATGATGCGGATGAACGTGAACGTATGCGTCGTGAGCGTGAGCAGATTTCACAGGATATGTCTTCACCAGATGACGAGGATATCAATGACCTTATGGGCAGTGAGAGTGATGAAGAGGCTCCGCAAGGTGTTGATCCAGAGCACAGCGAATGGGAAATTTACAATCCCGCAACTGGTCAAGTAGTTAGTCGCGTAAGTCAAGGCGATGTTGTGTATGCTGTAAGAAAAGCACGTGAACATGAAAGAGATCTAGGATTAGCCACTGGTGCGTTAGACATTCGTGCCATAAATCAAACAAACGAAAGCATTGATCTTTTACGCAAGTTAGCAGGATTGAAATAATGAACTTATTTGAAATGTTTGAAGATAAAAAGCTAGACCTGCCAAATGCTCTACGTGATTTCTTACCTATTGCCGTTAAACATCTTAAACTTAAAACTATACCTAAGATTGCCCTAGCTAAAGAACTAACAGATACCCACGTACCTACATTTGGTCGTTTTGAAAATGAAAGTAAGATAATTACTGTAGTGATTGATAAACGTAACCCAGTAGACGTTATCCGCACCCTAGCACACGAACTAGTACACTATGCTCAAGGTGAAGAACACGAACTAGCCAGCGGAAGTTGGCGTGCTGGCAGTCCAGAAGAAAATCAAGCACATGACCTGGCAGGTATTATGATGCGTGAGTTTGATAAACAGTTTCCAGAATATCTAGCAGCAGATCCTATTATCTTACCAGAATGAACAATTGGGAAATATACGTAAGAGAATCATATGAGCTTGTTAAGCGAGCTGAAAATCAACTTACTGTTAATTTAGAACACAACATAGAAGCATACATTGTACATTTATTTGCTCACTATCTAGACAAACCTAATATCAATACAGAACCCTTAGGAGTTAAACTGCTAGCCAGTGTTACCCTTCCTACAACACAACGTAAGAATGTGCTTAAAGAAATTGGTGATGAATGTTTACTAGTTAACAGCATGGAGTGGGGTCGACGTCGTTGGCCTAGTTCAAATTATTACAGCGAACTAGGACAAAATGCCTACTTAACACGTGCTTTTATGGTACAACCGTCAGAGGATTTGTTTGACGATCTAGCATGGCAATTCGAAACAGCAACAAAAGTACTCAGAACCTGTAGACCTCAATGAAGATTAAATTTGTATTATCAAAGAAAAACTGGACAACATTTCATAACTACTACTGGACGCAGGCACTTAAAGAACAATTTGATTTTGTTTTTATAGAAGATAATCCCAGCATCAGTCCGCAAGATAGTCTATTAGTTTCCAATCTAACTACCGATCGTTGGTATCAAGATCTATACGATAGCGGATACAGACTAGTACTAGATCTATGCTGGGGCTCACAACCTATCAACCAAGAGCGTACTTTCTTATTAGAACCTGTGGATTTCTTTTGGTATAACGATGCTATGTTATACAAGTCAAGGGGCTATGATAACTATAGACCAAATAAGAACTATCAGCATACGGCCCTAGTACCAATGGCCAATCGCAGAGCCTGGCGCGATGATTTTTACAATAAACTAAAACCCTACCTAAATGACATGATGTGGAGTTATATCGACCTACTAGGCAAGCACTTGCCAGGTGATAATTCTACTCAAAAAGATCCACACTTGTTTATACCAGACTGGTATGACACTACTTATTTTAGCGCAATATCCGAAACAGACATTCGTCCAGAAGGTATACTGATGTCCGAAAAGACATTTAAACCCATGGCATTTTACCACCCATTTGTTACCTATGGTCGAACAGGTTTGCTAGCACATCTACATCATTTAGGGTTTGAAACATTTCCTGAGTTATTTGACGAATCATATGATCTGACAGACGATAACAACAAGCGATTAAATCTAGTAGTTGCGAACATTGTAAATTTTAAAAAAGAACCCTATAGCCAAATTACCTTAGATAAGTTAGAACATAATCATAATTTGTTTTATAACCAAGATAGTATTAACCACAAAATCAATATTGATATTGTTGAGCCCGTATTAAATTTTGCCAATGTTGTTTGACAACGCTAATTATTAAGTATATAATATATTTTTCAACCAAGGAATGATCTATGTCATCACGTATGTTTTCATCTGAACAAAAAGCTAAATTAACCCAAATGGTTAATGAAGGTATTCAAGTACTACAAGAAGTAGAGGACTTAAACGCAGGTTTGTCAGATACAATTAAAGCAGTAGCAGAAGAATTAGAAATTAAACCTGCCTTGCTTAAAAAAGCAATTAAGATTGCTCAAAAAAGTAAATTTGGCGAAACTAATCAAGATCACGAAACAGTACAAGATATCTTAGAAACTGTTGGCCGCACACTTTAATGCGATTAGATTGGCATAAAAGTATTGATTTTATTAAACGAGATTGGCACAGTCATCCTATTAGATTGTGTTTAGAAGTTTTTAATTGGTTTCTAAATGTCATAATAGTAGTTACTCTTGCTGTGACTGTGCCTAATGTTCCATTTTTAATTGTATATCCATTGTTCTTTAGTTGCTTATCTATTAGCATTTTTTCAGCTTGGACCAGGGGAAGTTTTGGGCTACTAATGACCAGTTTAACTATTTTTATTGTTGACCTAGTGGGTTATGCTAAATTGTTATGGTTAACTTAATTGTTACATTCCCCGGTGGCACAGGTGGAAATTTTCTAGCTAATTTATGCGGCCATTTAATTAATCAAGATCCTATAATGATTGATCAAGCAGGCTCAGCACATGATTTTAAATGTCTACGCTATCTAGATCACACGTTATTAGATTTAAGTCCTGATAGTTATATTCAAGAATATAATATAATTAAAAAGTTACCAAAATTTGACCTAGCACTAGCACATTTTAGAAATTTAACTTTATTAACTCAGCATGTAACACAGATTATTTACATTACATTTGACCCGGATGATGTACCTGAGATCTTAAAAAGATTAACTTCTAAGATTGGGGATAAGTTGAATGAGAAAAAATATAATATACTAGCAGGTCCAGGTTGGCCTAGTTATAGAGACTACATCAAAGGTGCTATCATACCAGAACTAGAAGAACTTCGTATGCGTTTTATACACGATTGGTATTACATCTTGCCCTTAGATCGTACTAATCTATGCGAAATATCTTTTAAAGAAATTAATAGTGGATATGCGTTAGTTGATAAATTGGCTAAATTTTTAAATGTAAAAGAGTATGATCAGCAAGAAATATATGCTATACTCGATACATACAGAGCAATAAATAATTTAGAGTCGCCGACTTAAACGGCATGTAGAACAGTTAGCCAGCTATAAGTGGCAGGAGAAAAAATGAGTTATGTAGACGCACTTTTCGATCGTGCTAAAGATCGAATCTATGTTGTTGAACGCAACAACGGTCAAAGAGAATATAAAGAATATCCAGCAAACTATGTATTCTATTATGATGATCCTAAAGGCAAGTTCCGCACTATTTACGACACACCAGTAAGCAGATTCAGTACTCGAGTAGGTAAAGAATTTCACAAAGAAGTCAGAGTCAACGGCAATAAGAAAATATGGGAAAGTGATATCAATCCTGTATTTCGATGTTTTGAAGAAAATTATCTAGGACAGGCTGCCCCTAAACTACAAACAGCTTTCTTCGATATTGAAGTAGACTTTGACCCTGAGCGTGGTTATGCTCCAACAAACGATCCATTTAATGCAATTACAGCTATTTCGGTGTACTTAGATTGGCTGGACAAACTAGTTACTCTAGTAGTTCCACCTAAGACCTATAGCTGGGACACAGCACAAGAAATATGTAATCAATATGAAAACTGTTTCTTGTTTGATCGCGAACAGGACATGCTAGACACATTCCTTAACCTAATCGATGATGCCGATATCTTAAGCGGTTGGAACAGTGAGGGCTATGATATCCCTTATACCATCGGACGTATTACACGTGTTCTAAGCAAAGATGATACACGTCGTATGTGTTTGTGGGGTCAATATCCCAAACAACGTGACTTCGAACGCTTTGGTGCTACTAACATTACCTTTGACTTGATTGGGCGTGTACACCTAGACTATATGCAGTTATATCGTAAGTATACCTATGAAGAACGTCATAGTTATAGCTTAGATGCTATCGGTGAATATGAATTAGATGAGCGTAAGGTTGCCTATGAAGGTACCTTAGATCAACTGTACAACAAAGACTTTCCTAAGTTTATTGATTATAATAGACAAGATACTATGTTGCTAGGCAAGCTAGACAAGAAACTACGCTTTTTGGATCTAGCCAATGAACTTGCGCATGATAACACTGTGTTACTACAAACAACTATGGGTGCTGTAGCAGTTACAGAGCAGGCAATTATCAACGAAGCACATCAACTTGGTATGGTTGTACCTAATCGTAACCGTGAAGAACAGTTCAACACACAGGCCGCAGGTGCTTATGTGGCAACTCCTAAAGCAGGTATGCATGATTACATTGGCGCAGTTGATATTAATTCACTGTATCCTAGTGCGATTCGTGCGTTAAACATGGGTCCAGAAACTATTGTAGGTCAACTACGTCCTATCATGACAGATCACTATATCAAACAGAAAATGGATAGTGGCAGTAGCTTTGCTGACGCATGGGAAGGTTTGTTTGGCAGTTTAGAATACACAGCCGTTATGGAAACCCAAGCTGGTACAGAAATTACCATCGATTGGGTACAAGGCGGTAGCGATGTCCTAAGTGCCGCAGATGTTTGGCGTTTAATCTTTGACAGTGGTAAGAATTGGATTTTAAGTGCTAATGGTACTATCT